ACACGGGCGGGTTTGATGTATTTGGTACCGCGAATAGTTTTGACAGCGCCGCGATCGACCTTTTCAACGTCTTGCGCCATCGGACCGACGTGGCGGGTTTTGTCTGGATCGGCCTTGTAGGAATATTCGTAAATCGGCAGTTCTTTTTTCTCTTCGCGTGGTGTCGCCGAGAACACGGTGCCGAGCTTGACGACGTTGTCCTTTATGCGCTCGTCACTGGCTTGGTAACCTCTCAACGCGCCGGCACCGAGTCCCAGAATGCCGCCCATCAGTGAATTCCAACTCTGATTAGCAGCCTGATAATTCTGTGCCTGTTGATTGAAATTCTGGTTCATGAGCCCGGCAAAATCGGTGGTCGGGATTTGTGAAGTCGGTGTGTTGGTAAAACTCGGAGGTGCCACTTGCGAGCCCGACATCAGCGAAGTGATTTCGTTGATCGGCTGGTTTCTCTGCTGGTATTGCTCACCCATGTACTGGTTGCGCGAGGCGTTCTGCGCATTGAAGATTGATTGCTGCTGGTTTAATTGCTGCGCCAAGCCTTGGTTGTTAAAACCAGCAAGCTGCGCATTCTGTGCGTTCTGTTGCGCCTGCGCCTGGTTGGAGAATGAACCGCGGCCGAGGTTCTGTTCATATTGCTGCTGCTGCGCTTGATTTTGGAATCCCGCCCTTTGGGCGGCCATGTCCATCATGCGCTGCTGCTCAGAACCAGCCTGACTGACAGCGGCAAACCGGGCATCATTGGCCTGGCGGTTGTAATCATCCATCGCTCCGCCGTACGCCTGTGAACCATATCGAATGCCCTGGTCGGCGAGTCTTTGCTCAATATTGCCACGTTCGCGCGCCAGCTGCGGGTTCATCCGCGCCATCAGCGCATCTTCGACGTGCTGGCGGTCGGCACTGAAATCACCGGCACCGTAAGACCTGGTAATGTCGCCGGCATCGCCGAATGTCGACTGAATAGCGCCGCCGGGATCGTAGGATGTGCGCGCCTGCCCGACATTCGATAGTCCGGTCGCTGTGCCGGCGGTAGGCGCTCTCGATAGATCCATTTCGTGCGACAGCAGTCCGGCAATCCGGCCCGACTGCGCATTCGCCATGCCGGCAAGATTGTATTGCGCCGCCAGGTTCTGGCCCTGAATCGCCTGACCCTGCGGCGTCAGTGTCTGCGTCGCGGTGAAGGTCGGGATGTTGTAAGTCTGCCCGGTCGACGGATCGGTCCAGGCATGGTTGCCGGTGGCGTCGTAACTCAACGATCCGGTCGGCGTATTCTGATTGGTGTTATTGAGGTACGCATTGGCGACCGCCGTCGAAACATTGGTGCCGGTTTGTGCCGCTGCGGTTCGGTAGGGGTCGGGAGGGGTTGGCGGTGAAGGTTTGCCCATGGTGGTTTCCTTAGAAAGTCGGCGGCCTGGCAAATTGCGGTGGCGCCTGACCCGGTACGGCCGGCGGGGCATCGAATAGCGGCGGTTGTTGCTGCGATGGCGGCGGCGCTGGCGGTGCTGGCGGCATCACGGGAGTCGTTGGCGCTGGCTGCTGTTGCTGTGGCGGCGTCATCGGTGGTGCCTGTCCACCCATGAAGCTACTCGGACCCTGCTGGTCCATTCCCATCAGGGTTTTGAGCGGACTAGGCGCCATCATCATGCCGGGCGGCAAACCACCTTGCGGCATCGTATTGACCTGCGGCGGTGGATTGCCGATGTTCATCATGGTTTGCGCAATCTGATTGCGCATGCCACTGGGCGATCGGAGTGGTTGGTTGAAAGGCATCAGGCGGCCTCCTTCTGCTCTAATGCAGAAACGGCGATATAATACATCGTTTCCTCGGCATTTTCGGTTGTCTCAAAGGCTTGGACAATCTCTTGCAGAGCTTTCCGCAGTCGTTCAATCTCGGTAAAAATCGGATCAATCATGCGGCCTCCTCCTGAATCAACGGCGGAGCAAGATGGTGCTGCAGCCGCTGATTCAACCGGTTGCCTTCCCAGGCTTCCTTGGTCAGCGTGCAGATGGTGCAGTCGCGGTCGCGGCCGAACAGCCGCTCGACCTTGACGAACTTGTAACCAAAACGGGCCAGCATATAGAGCAGGCGCTCATTATCGGACGGTGTCCGCTGCACCACCATCTGGCAACCGCATTGGTGGAATGGATAGGTGTACATTCGCTTGAGCGTCTCACGGGTCAGCCAGCGCGTACCTGGCAACGCCGCGCCGGAAATTTCAATGACACCAGCCTCTGGATCGTAATTGTGATAGACCAGACCAGCGATCAGATGGCCGCTATCGTTGATGACACCGATCGTTTTGATGTTGTCGCCAAAGCCGCGCGCGCAATGCGGAATCAAGCCGGCGACGAAGTAGCCAACAATTTGATGGGCATCATAGACGTAATCACACATTCACACCTCACACATTGACTCCCGCCCGTTCATAGGTGATGCCGATCGAGATCAAATCGATTTGCGGCTTGGCTTGCTGTGCCATCGTCACCTGCACGATCGGCGCATGTGAAAATCCGGTCTGCCCCACCGATACCCAACCGGTGTTGCGCGGCGTTGGCTTTGCCGGCGGCGGCGCATCCCATTTGGCCTGATCCCATAACCCCTGGTCCCAGAGATCCAGCACGCCGGGATCCAACCCAGCCGGCGGTGGCTGCGGGATCGTCACAATGTAGTCGGTGGTCGCTGCCAGTTGCGGCTGGAACGTCTCACCTGGTCGCGCCAAGAAAGCCGCCCTGGCCTGATGCCAGATCACGGTGGCAGGTGGTGTCTGGAATATTTCCCAGCCGCCGACAATGGTACAGACATAGGGCACACCATCGTCATAGCCGGTACGGTCGACCTGCATAATGGTCCCTGACTGGGTACCAAAAAACAGATTAGGCCCCTGCTTGATAAAACAGGTGGCGTCATAACCGGGAAGCCGCGCCCATGCCCCGGTGCCGGTATTGACCACGGCGCAATAGCGCGCCCCTGGTTTACCACCCGGCCAGGTGACGAACATGATGCCGGATTCATCCCAGCGCGCCATCGTCCATGGCAGATTGTTTTTATCGGTTGCCTCTTGGCGCCAAGTCGCCCGGATATTCTTGGTAATCATGGCAAGTTCGAGTTGTTCGGCGGTTTTGGTGATGGCCGCCGAAATCGGCACAATGCCCTCGACCGTAGCAATCAGGAGATCACCGCCGAGTTGAACGTGAGCATTCATCCCCATCGGCTTTGGAATCTGGTAGCGGCCTTCTTGCCGCCAGTTGTTGGCATCGGAGGGATTGGAGCCGCTGAAAATAAGCGCCTCACCTTCGGTTGTCACGAACACGAGCTTGTCATCCATGCCGTCACCGGCATCTACCGACCAGGTCGCGGTGAACAGCAATTTCCCGCCTTTGGTCGCCGCACCAGATAAAGGAATTATTGCTAATGCGCCGGCAATCGAATCAATGCCGAGATACCAGGCATTCATCGAATCCTGTTCGATGAAGAACAGGCGATTTCGGTATTTGCAGACATTGACCAACCCGCGACCATGCTCGATAGGCGTGCCCACGGGGCCATGAATCTCGTCAGAATTCAGCGACTGCCATGTCGTGCCGTCATAACGCAGCGGAAAATCGCCGCCATCATTGACCGCAATCAACCAATCCCCACCGGCATTGGCCATCTGGGTCGCGGAATAATTGCCGGACAATTGTCCAGAAGCGACCACGCTAGGAACGCCGGAAGATGAAACGTTATAAAGTTTGGTAGCGTTGGCGGCGAACATCTTGCGGATATTGCCCGAAGCATATTCGAAAGCGGAAATCACCGTCGTGGTTTCCTGCAAGGAACACCAACGCACGCAGCCGCCGCGTATCCGGGCGCCTTGCATGGTCGGAATCCAGTTGTCCATCACGATCGCACCGCCCGGCTGCATGTAGGTCAGGTTTTCGTTGTCGATCAGGCCACGGGTTGGGGCGGGGAGAATCGTGGTCTGGTAGTGCTGTGCGGCTTGCGGCGGGACCGGAACACGGCGAAAGGCGGCATATTGGGTCATGGCTGCGCTTTCACGGTACCGGCCACGGATAGGCTGCGGTGGCAGAGATCGGCAACCGACCAATCAGGATTGGCGCCGGCTTCTCGCTACCCATCGTCACATTCAGCGCGTCATTGTAGGTCGCCAGATCCTCAGCGTAGGGGCTGCCCTTGTTGGCTTTCCATTGCCATATCATCGCCAGCTTGAGCAGCCGGTCGCCTAAGATGAAATTGTCAGTGTCAGCCGTGAAGGAATCACCGTAACCGCTAGACGCCAGTGCGATGCAGTTCTTGTTGAGATAGCCGAATGTGGCATTGGTACCATTGCCCATCGCCGGATAGATTACGATCTGACCGCCGAGCATCGTCCATTCGCCCCAGGCGCTGGTCCAAGGCTGGTTGCGGCGCTGCACCCATTCGTTGGTGTCGAAAATATAGGTCATCGGCGTTTGGGT